TTTTGGCTCTCTTTACCACGCTTTTCCAGTTCCCCCTTAACTTTCATTATAGAGTAAAGCAACTCCGCTCTCTGAGACTTCTTGATGGCTTCAAAGTTCTTATTTAAATCGTTCACAAGTCCTTTCTCCATCTTCTTGAGATTGTCGGTAGGGATATTCTTAATGTTTGACCACTTTTCATCAACCCCCTGTCGAACTTTCTCTGACAGGTATTTCTTCAGATTGACCTTTCCGCTGTTAGGGACGTCCTCAAACTTGACACGGGTGTATGACTCTTTCACCTCTTCTGAAGTTTCTTCTTTCTGACGCTGGTCATACAGTTTGTCTTCAGCCTCGTCTAATTTCTTATACTCAGCCTCATACTCGTCTTTCAACCGTGTTGTTTCCGCATCGTATTTGTTAGTCTTCTCTTTCAAAGTGTTCCACAGTTCTTTACGCTTCTTAGCAGCATCCGGATGGTCGCTTTCGTACAGTTTGTCAATCTCGCTTCGAATTTCATCAGCCTCTTTGTCATACTTCTGGCGAGCCTCTTCACGCTTACTGTCATACTTCTTTGAGGCTTCCTTCTTCTTTTGTTGAACTTGATAAATAGGGTCGGAAGCCTTGTCCGGTTTCTTTTCACCTTTGGCTTGCTTAACAGCCTCTTCCGCCATAGTCTTCTTCGCTACGAGAGTGTTAATTTCCTCAGGGGGGAAGTTTCAACTTTCCTTCGTTGACAGCAGCGATAACCTTATTGATAGCTTCGAGTTGCTGTTCCGGACTCATTTTATTGGGGTCAGTCTTTTCAGGCTTCTCTTCCTCTTTCTTTTCAGAACCGTACTTCTGCCCCACGCGATGTTTGCGTCTATTCTCAGAAGTATCAGCGTATATGCCTGAACGAGATTTTTCTAATCTTTCATTCAAAATTGATTTTTCTATTAGTGTCGTCATATTCCTTACAGTTAAATTTGATTACGCAAATATATTACGTTATCTTGAATAATCAAAGAGTTTCCCGAAGAAAACTCCTAAATTATTCCCAGGACTCAGGAAGAAGCGACTCTTTCCCGAGTTCTTTAGCACGCTTTTTAATCCACCGTCTCGCAGCGGCAGGGTCTTTCGCCCGACCAACACTACGAATGGCGTCTTTCAAATCCTGAGCATTACGAATAGGGAAAGAGCCATCTTTCATGGCTTCTCCCTCTTTCGCCAATTCACGTCTTTCCTTTTCCGGAAAATCGTGTTTATTCAATGATTTCTCAAGCAGCGTTTCCATTATTCAACCGGAATTTGGTTCTTGTACGGCTGACCCACACGTCCCAGACGCTGATTGTCAGGGGTATCAGCATAAACACCTGTTCCCAACGACTTCATGATGTCGCCCTCCGTTTCACCGTTCAACGATTTCAGGAACTCCAATGTAGGAGAATAAGCCTGTCCAACACGGTTCAGGCGACGATTTTCAGGGGTGTCACGATATACACCTTCCAAACCTTTCATGACAGTTCCGTCAGCAGCCGTTTCCCACTCAACCTGTTTAGGACGATAGAAGCGAATGACGTCTTTACCCTCTTCGTCAGCGCATACGGCTTTCTGAAGATACATTACGTCAGCCACGAAAGCCTCTTTCTCCTCGGCTGTAAGTTCGTTGGCACGACTCTTCATGATTCCTTCCTTGTAATAGGAAGCCACCTCATCGGGTGTGAATACCTCGTATCCATTGTTACGAGCAGTTTCCTCAAACAACTGGAGGGAAACTTTCTTTCCTTTATTTTCCATACGACTTTTAAAATTAAAAATTCTTTGTGAGCAAAGTTATTCATAAAATTTTAATATGGTAGGAGTGAGTTCAACGGTATGGCTCTAAAATAAAAACGGGCAGTGAGAAGATTCACATCCTCTCATGCCCCAGATTTCTGTCAAATACTTAAAACCTAAACTTTCTTTAATGAACAAAAAGAATCTTCTTCAAACTTCTTAGATGTCAATCAAACAATGTAAATCAAATCAAACTTTAGATGATGTTCGATTAGGCGAACCAGACCGAACACAAATATAACGCTGTCAATGCACAAAAGTTTTTCTCATTTACATTTCTCCTAACAACATCGGCTGCGACAGCAGCCTCTCAGGGCGAAGTCCATCGAAGATGGCGAAGCCTGTAAATTCCGAACGCAGTGAGGTGTGTTTTCGACGTGAAAATGACTTCTTAAAATTTCCGTTCGGGACTCTAACTTGTATTTCTATTGAAACTTCTATTGTACTCATATATTGATACACAAATTTTCGATTCCGTGAGTCTTCCCTATTTTATGGGGAGTCTTCACCCACAAATTTTGTTTTATAAAAGGTGGTTTGAGCGCAGTATAAAAGGTGGTCTAAGGGGTTATAAAAGGTGGTTTGAGCGCAATAAAAGGTGGTTTGAGCGCGTCGACAAATTTATAAACAGGCTTTTGAGCGCAGTTAATTTACAGTCTTAATTCGAAGCCAAGCCTGTTTTTAAGGTGGTGGAAATGATTCTACCCCTTTTATAATTTTTCCCGTTATATTTGTGTAGAAATTAAACATTATATGATATGAAAAGAAATAAAGGAATTATTCAATCGAACTTGGCGACCTTTGGCGTCTATAAGTTCACATCGTGGCAAATGAACTGTTTGGTTCATCTTGTCGAACAGTTGCAACCTGCTATGTCCCGTGATGTTGACTGGCTGAACGCTGACTTGAAAGTTTTCCAGGAAACTCTCCCCCTGGATAAGAACGGTAATCTTCTCATCCCTATACAAATGAATGAGATTGATAAACACCATCACGGCTCTATCGTTCTTAACGAAATAAAGAAGATGTTCAAACAGACGATTAAATACAACTTTACCAACGAACAGGGTAAATTGGTTCGGAGGGAGTGCTATCTTATCTCTACGATGGATATTGACGAGGATGACAACATCGTACTGGGAATGCCTGTTACAAGTTTACGTTGGCTTCTGTATTATGGTAAAGGAATAGGAGGCACAATCTACGACAAGAAGTCTGTCGTATCAATGAATGGTGTCTATGCCAAACGTATTTTCATGATGTTAAGTCGTTGGAAGGACAAGCGTGTCTTCTCTATGAAGATATCCGAACTTATGAATGAACTTCAAACTCCGGAATATGCTGTTAAAGATTTTGAAAAATATGTTTTAAAGACCGCTTTCCGGGAAATGATTAACAACCTCAACTCGGTTCTTCAGTTCAAATACTCCCTTTCCTATACAGGTACAAAGGTCGGGAAAGGAAAACGAGGATTCGATACTGTCACGTTTAAAGTGTATGATAAACTTTCTGAGGCTCAAATGGAAGAGTTCCTAACAGACTCATGGAGCAACAGAATAAATGCTATCTAATATGGGCAAAGAAGAAACTTTAACAGTGCTGAATCTTCAGGCGGAATGCGACCGTTTGAATAAGAAGATTCTCTTTCTTGAGAAGGAGAACCGTGAACAGCGCAAAGAGTTGTCCGACTATGCCAAGCGAGAAGAACAACTGTTAGGAGAGATTGAAACGCTCGAATCGGAACTTCGTGAGATTACCCGTGAACAGCGTCCTAAATATACACTCACGCAACCTGTGGAATCTGTAGAGGATTTTCTTCATCCAAAAGTAGATACTGGAACTGGGCTGAACCGAGTGGGCAAGAAAGGCTTCGAAGAAAAGTGGGAAGACTTCATGTATGCTTATACAGATGAAATCTTCATTGAGGCTGACCAGCCTGATGTTCTTTTCTATCGTGACAGTGCCGATAATTGCTTTGTCACCCCAACGGGGAACACTCGGTTGCCTTTCCCTATTCTACAAGAAGACCTCGACCGCTATAATATCCTGAAAGTTCGACCATTGACTTGCGAGGAAATGGAGGAAGTGTGCAAAGAGTTCGATTTAACTTAAATTTCAATTACAATGGTACAAATGAAGCCTTTTCATTACCTGTATGTCATCATCGGTATGTTGGTGGCTGCGTTCTTTGGAATCTCACTTGGTATGGGTATCACGTGTATGATTCCGGTCTCATTCGTTGTCATTGGGTTGTTCGCTTACCAGAACATGAAGAAAAATCTTCCTGTCGGACAGGCTATCCTCAACGGAGGTCTTCCACCACTGATAGGCGGTCTTCTCATTTGGCTATGCTTTCTACTTGGTAACTGGTTCAATGTAGGTGGCTGATGAAGAAACTGATATTCCTTTTCTTGACATTGCTGATTGTAGGCTGTGCGACAACTCGGAAGACTGTGTTCTTCGAAAGAGTGACTCCACAGCCTCTTTCAGTAATTGACAGCCTGAACACCGTTCACGGCTTGAGCGTCCCTACGAATTTAGACTCGTGGGGAAAGACGTACTTCATCGGGAGCGACTCCGTGATGACCACTGTGTATGTCCTTACTGAAAAGAAGGATAAAGTTTTGTATATCTTTTCAGTCACACAAACGGCTGGAAAGGATGATGTTCTATTCAAATTTAGGCAAGAATGATAACGAAAGGACTTGGATTTATTGAGAGTGGCGTCAATCCGAATGATGCCACTTATGCTGCTCCGAAGATTGAACTCCCGAAGCGGTATGAACTGCGGGAACAACTTCGTGTCTATGACCAAGGCAGCAAGGGAAGTTGCGTGTCCTGTACAGTTGCGGAGATGTACAACTTTTATTGCAAATCGAAAGGTCGTGAACCGTCTATCGGCTTTGAATACCTGTACGACCAGCGTTCTGACAAGACTATTGACGGAATGATGCCTCGTGAGGCTTTCGAGATTTTGAAAGGCGAACACCGTGTCGAAGTATTCGCCCGTATTGGCTCTCTGGACGCTCTCAAAAAGAGTGTTCTTACCAATGGGGCAGCACTTATAGCGATGAATGTATTTTCGTATAATGGCGACTTTTGGAACGGTGATGAGTTCATGGGTGGTCACGCAGTAGCGGTTGTTGGCTATGACGAAACAGGTCTCATCATCAAAAACTCCTGGGGAACATCGTTTGGTCGGGGTGGTTACACTACTCTTCCATACAGTCAGTTCAACAAAGTTCGTGAGGCTTGGACACTTCTGTCTTAAACCTGTTTCCTCCCTAATCATTGAGCACTTCCTCTGGGAGTGCTCTTTGTTTTTCTTCGAAAATCAAGAAGCAGTCTCCCTGTCGCAAGCAGCCGCAGAGCCTTCTTCTTGGACTTATCCTTGGTACTTAAACAACAAAGGTGGACTCTCTATGCAATCTTTCCATATTTATCTTGATTTATACAATGGTTCAGATATTATTGATTCAATTGTGATATCTGGAGGAGGAATGTCTTCAGGGGGTGGAACACGAAAAGGAACTTATACAACGAGAGTTCAATCAAGTGGAACTTGGAAAATTCGTTCAGTTGTTGTTGAAAGTACAACGTACACTGCTGACCAATTCTTCAATACTCTTGGAGGAAGATTCGCCTATGGCGAAACAGAACCAACAGGTACAACCGGAAAGAATAATGGTGTGGGCAACTATTATCATTCTCTTGGATTTTGGTTCAAA